CTTTTTCATATCAAGATTTTTGTCACCTGCCATCTTCACTAACTTTTCATACTCTTTCTGTGCATCTCCAGTTAGTTTTACATGATCCTCTACTGCCACCTCTTCGTTCTTAGGTACACAGTTTGGAACTACTTTACCACCCTTCATCTTTGTACCTACCTGCTTATGTGTCTTCCAACACTCACCTACCATGTCTCCGAAAGACTTCATAGGCATCTGATAGTAATCAAACTCTTCTTTCTTACTACTGTTACCCCAGTTTTTAGCACCTACCTTACGACACTTGACTAAAGCACCTGATGCATATGCACTAGGCCATACACTATAACGTGACTTTACCTTATGGTAACATGCGTCCTTAGTACCACTACCCTTACCTTTCTTATCTGCCTCTAGTACAACTTCCTCTTGTTTTACACCACGCTTCGCCTTGTGCATATCCTGTCTAGTCTTCTGCATAAACTTACCCATAGATGTTTTCATCTCTTTAGTGGGTGGGTCATATGGTTTAGTTTGCTTACCAAACTTTGCTATGTTCCTTCTATTTCTTTTATTCTTAGGATCTATTTTGTCAATCTTTGCTTCTTCAACTGAGCTAGGAGTACCATCACCCTCATCTTCATGAGGTATGGTGTTACCATTAGCATCCTTCTGATGATGCTCAGCTACTTTTTTTTTATCCTCTACTTTCTTACCCATTGCTTTTTTGATAGCCTTATCCCTAGACCCCATGTATTCTTGAGTGCCAGTTTCTATCTTACCATCACCATCATAGTCCTTTTTTGCCATCTTCTCCTGTAAATGTGGAGACCTAAGCTCTTCAAATGACTGTGCCCAAGGATTACTCATCTCTTTTCAAAAAATCTTGCTGTATATTATTTATCAAAAATCTACAGGCAACATAAAATGTGATTCTTTTGCTTCCGATACCCAACATCTAAACATAGACTGGTTTTCATCCAAACAAATAAGATGATTGGCACCTCTTCTTATCACTTTCCCCTCTCTTCCTTTAGATTCTATCAAAGATCCTACCTTGAATATGTCACCAGCGATATATTGTTCTCTTATTGTTCTCTCCTCTGCAGGTATTACATTGAGCATCACAAAGTTATATAATTCACCGTTCTGTTCGTATGCTAATTTTGATATCGCTTCTGCTCTAGATTTTCTTACCACAATATTCAATGCATCAAAACCGTTTTCATATAATGACTGTAGTACATCGTATATTGTCTCTGCTGCCTGATCATCTATGATTGATTCACTTACTTGTGGATATCTTTCCTTTATACCATCAATATCTGAGTCTCTGCTTGGAAAAATATAAAAGAATCTATTCTTTGATAACTCCTCTACAGTGCTAATTAGATTGTTAGATATTTCTTCATCGTCAAATTTATCAAATGCTATTGTCAAAGGTCCATTGCTCTTTGCCTGTGATATCTGTGATGGTGTGGCAGTTCTTTGTTGTGTAGGTGCACTCGACTGAGTTGTAGGTGCAGGTCGTTGTAATCCTAAATTCTTGACTATATCTTTAGCAAAAGTGCCACGACCCCTATCAATTGAACCAGTTCTATCTGAAGGTTCATCATCTTGGGCAGCACCACCGCTACCAAACATCTTCAATTCACCTGCTACAGTCTTTGCTTTTAGTTTTCCAGTCCTATCGTACCAGTCACCATGACCATCACCTACCAATCCTAATCGCTTTGCTTCTTGCGATGCTTTGGTAGTCCTTGCTTCTGTTATGAATGTTTGGAACGCTTTCACTTATCTGTTTGTAGATTTTTTGTTCATTTTGTTTGATAAAACGCAGACCTGCATTTCTCATATGAATATATTTATCATCTGTTTCAATGAACGCTGCAAAAAACCTCATGAAATCCTCTATCTCACGTTTAGGAAGTTGTTTTCTTCTTGGTGAGATGGTGTACATCTCTATCACAACATCTATAAAATCATTCATAAGTTTTGCATCGCATTGTATTGTTTCAAAGCGTAAGTTGCATTCTTACACTCACTAGCATCGTCTCGTAATTCATCAGCGAGCATGGGATCATTCAAATTTACAGGTGATGATGTAATTGTACCAGTAATTTTCATTGCTACAGCAAAACCAAACGATCCACCTTGTTTAGGTCTGAATCTAACACCCATAGAACTAACGCTATCTGAAAATCTTCTTATACCATATCTTCCCACGAGACCTAAAGGATCTTGATTAAAGTAATACAATCCATTTGACGATATGTTGATATAATGGCATTGCTTAGAGGTATAATAATTTGCACACGCTGCTGGTATGCCAGGCATCGTAACTAAAGTTTCTGGAAAGTTTGCCTTATCATACTCTATAGCATCTCTTGGTAGAGTGGGTGGTCTACCTGAGTTGTATCTGAATCTTTTTGGAGCACCATTTGCTTTCCATCTATAATTGATAGTTTGTAAGACATTTGCTGCTGTCAATAATTTTCTATTCTCTATATTTTCTTCTGTATTTCTACCTGTAAGTATCCATTCTTTCTTGGCATAGTTGTATGATAAAGCACTTGAACCATAGTCATCTGCTTGACCCATTTTCAATTCGATACCTACCTCCATACCAACATTATCACCTGCAAAAGGAATACCTACCAAAGATTTGGTTGCTTCTTTTGTTACTGCTTTATTGATATTATAATTTCTCATAAACAATTTGAGATCGATTCCATGACCTCCCATTTTGGGTGGTGTGAAACCAGCAGGGATCATCCCCCTATCTCTATAGAATGAATACAAATATTGTTCGTATAATACCCCAGTGTTTCGTATCTCTGGGGTAGGCATCTCCTCATCATAATATTGACCCAGATATTCTTCGTCTTCCATTCCAATATTCTACGATAGGATGTTCCTCAATATTTAGAGTGTGTGGTTTAGGATCTTGATGCAAGATAGCAATAGAATGAGCACTTGACATCTGTAAAAAGATGGGTTCATTCCATTTTCTACCCTGATCCATGAATCCTTCTCTATAAGAATAGAATATATGTGGTAATGGTCTACGAATTATTTTTTCATTGTGATAGAAATCATCAGTACCATGATACTTAGAAACATATCCTTGTGGATCTTGCATCCACTTATCATATATTTTTTTATTGTTGCTCCACACCATACAACTTGAATTGAACAATGATTTTGTAGGGTTTGCCATTTGATATGTTCTACCTCTCCACTTGGATTGGATCAAACTAAAATTATTTCTTGGTGATTTGACATCATGTAATAATAATTTTGTAATGTCGCCATGAATTATAATATCAAGATCAAAAAATATCTTACGATCAAACTCTTCTAACTCAGGAGCATTGAACATCTTTATTTTGCACCATACAGGCCACCAGTTGTCCCATTCTCTTTCTTCTTTATCATCCATGTAAACACATGGCATTTCTACACCACTTGGGTCATCAGTAAAACATAAAAAAGGTGCATCAGATTGTTGACGCACCATATTATAAAGTTTATTTACATACTCTGCATCATATTTGTCTCCTATCTTGAGACATGTAAAGCAATAATTATCTGTCACCTGCTTTCCTATTTTCAGAATAGTATTCAGAGAAATGTCCGTCTGGATATCTCTTCTCTAATTTTTTTATGTTTCTATCAAGCACATCATCCATGTCTACCTCTAGTGCCATGCATGCTTGTGCAACATACCACATGATGTCACCTAATTCTATCTTCAAATGCTCTAGATTGTCCTCATCACATGGTTTGCCTTGGAATATCATCTTTTTGACGATCTCCATAAACTCACCAGACTCGGCACTAATGCCAACACTAGCAGTAAGAAGGCGTTGAATAGCAACATCACCACCAAGCTCTTGTAAACGATAGATAAATGCATCACTGTCCTTTGATTCTGTGCTTGTAACTGAGTTTACAAATCGTGTATAATTATTAAAATTTGAAGTCATCGAATTTTGCTTTAGATTCCTCTGATTTAGTATACTCCACTGTTTCCGCAGTGTCAAGGATGTCAGTTTGTGCTGACTGTTCACAGTCATACAATCTCATCTTTGCACGGTCAATACCAACCACAAATCTCTTGTTTATAGTAGGGTCATTGTACCTATTCTTCAATTGTTTGACCATTATTTGATCAAGTTCTTCCATATCTTCGGTGCTAACCAGAGCGAACATAAGATCAGCAGTAGCTGGAAGACCAAAGCTTTCAGAAGTGTCAGTAAGATTAGGGTCGCTACTAGCAAAGCCAGACCTTGTAGTCTGCGTTGCCGAGCAGATGGGGATAGACGCTTCGACTGCGAGACCCCTGAGTTCTTCTGCGATTGCTTTGACATATGAATAAGAATTGACGTTTACTGCACTTCTATACCTTGATGAAGCACAAATGTTTAGATAATCTACAAATATTATATCTGGTGAGAAGGATTTTTTCAACTTCAACTCTTGCAATAGTGCTCTGAAGTGACCACAATGTGCAGAAGCAGTAGGATATTCTTTGATAATCAATTTACCTGTTGTTTTTGCAGCAAGTTTATCAATTTTCTTATGGAATGTAGTCTGTGGCAGTTCTGCTATGTCTTTGATGTTTGTGTTCAGTAAGTTTGCATCTATCCTCTCTGCAATCTTCTCCTCTGCCATCTCAAGAGTGATATACAGGACATTTTTACCCTGTACAAGACATGAACTAGCAACATGGCACATGAATAAAGACTTACCAACGCCAGTACCAGCGAGAGCGATATTGAGAGTCTTATCAGATAACCCACCTGACGTAATCTTGTTGAAATATTCAAGGTCAAAGGGTATTTTGTTTTCAATTTTGTGATAGTAGGCATAACGATCCTCCGCATCGTCTATGTAATCATGACCAACATGTTGATCGAACCCGACTGCTAGTGCATCGGATAATATACTGGGGATTGCATCCCTATTTTTCTTTTCATCTTGTCCATCTGCAATCTTGATGCTCTCCATCAGTGCATTGTATATCGCTCTCTCTTTACACCATGCTTCAGTGGTATCATAGACCCACTCTTGCTCATATTGTGACTCTCCAAGTGCATCAATCAGTTGTTCTGTAGATTGAAACTCATCTTGTGTGAGATCAGTTCTCTTACCAACCTCAATCTGCAAGACTTCCTTGGTAGGTAGACTGTCATATGCCTTGAGAAATGTTGCTATTTCTTCAAAGACAACCTTGTCTGATCTCTCCTCAAAATAATCCTCCTCAATGAATGGAATGACCTTTCTTGTGTATTCTTCATCATGAATTAGATTGTTGAGTATCGTTAGCGGTACTCTTTCACTCACCATAACTAAACTCTTTCTTTGCTACCTCGTCTAGTGCTTGCATAATTTCATCATCAAAGTATTTTTCTGGGTTAGAGTATACTTCTTTAGCATACACCTTCTTACCTTTGATTTCATACCTATTACCTACCTTCTTCACAATGTCATACTTCTCTGCAAGATCAAGTAGACCAT